CGGATGAAATCAACTGTAATATCATTTTTCCACTGATCCCAATCCTCTTCGGTACAAATACCTTTGAGGATTAGTTGCTTTTTTAATATACCATAGAATAGATGCGCAAATCTTGCACGCAGTCTATTAATAAATTTTTGAAATTTTAATTCGTCACGATTGATTTCTGAGGAACGGCCAATAAAATTAGCAACTGCCTCAGTATCTAATCTACTAAGAGGAACGTTTAATGAACGATACATCCTCCGCTGAAAATATACCACATCATCAATCTGCCCAAGGTTTTCACCTCCTGGTAAAGTTTCGATGGAAGTACCTGTACCACCTTCTCTACGAGGCAACCAAAAATCTTCAAGCATAGACATATGCTTTCTATCGTCTTTGATCTGCCCAGTCGCTGCATCATAAACAAGTTTGTTACGATACTTCGACATAATAGATTTTAGATATTCTTCTGCTTTTCCTCTTGGTAAGTTACCGACATCAACATAAAATACTCTTCGCTCCGGTGCTCTTGCTAATCTATAGATAACAAGCGCATCTTCCATCATTCGAAGTTGATTGATTGGTTTGAGAGCTTTATGAAGATGCGATACAATCTTTTTGCGATCTTCGGATAGTTGTCCTGATGTGACATAACTAACAGAGTCATTAGTCATCTTGACACCACTATTTGATGCTCCTGGTTTTTCCTGATAAATGAAAAACTCCTCAGTCTTTTCAACTATCTTCGCACCAGTTTCCATATCTTTTTTATATTTTACTTTTTTGACCTTGCGCATTTTAGCAGAATCGATAGGTCTAATTTCTTGGATACCTTCTTTTGGATTATCCTCGTTAACGATAAGGTGATGATATAATCTTCCGTCAACATACCAACGGCGAAAAACATCATGCCCTAATTCTTTGAAATTGAGCATACCATAGATATTATCAAATTCTTCTTTGATAGATTTTTTAATGCTATCACTAGTTTCAACTTCTTCTAAGTTGACATCTAGTGTTTGTTCTAGTTCACTTCCAGTGATTGCTTCATTAACAATATCTTCAATAGCAGCATCAACTTCTGGGTGCATCGCGTTTCCGCGATACTTCATTATCAATTGATAGTTATCTTTTGAGTCGTCATCGCCAAGATTTAAATACTGTCCGTAATGACTTCCGGAAACAGTAGCATAACTTCCCCCCTCATCATCCCGTGGTGGAACGATAGAAGTTATATCTTCTTTCTTTTTGGATCGTTTGATTTCGAAACCAAATAGTTTGATGCCTTCTTGTTCTGCCATTATCTATAAACCTTAAAATAAGAATAGAAAGTGGAGTCGACCTTGCCGACTCCACTGCTTTATTTAGTCAGTCGTATTTGACTCGAAATACTGATATGCCCAAGTACATGTGAACCGTTCGATATTATCGTTGTCCGAATACCCAAGAGTGATTTCACTCAGGTCTGATGGGAACGCACCACGGAATGTGTAGTTCTTGATTACATCACCATTTCTATCCAATTGATCAACTTTCAAATCCGCTTCGTATGAGATTGGAGTTGTCAGTCCAGTATTTGCAGAGTGTGCGTTAATACCGTTCATCCAACGCTCAATCGCATCGCGAATCGCAAAGTCAGTATCATTGATGATAGTCGTGCTCCATTCAGCAAACGTACGATCACCTGCCATCTTGAGGATACGACCTCTAAATGGCACTTGAATGATACCAAAGGTTGATCCTGGCAATGTTGCCGCTTCGACCAAGAACGATGTAAGTTCTGGATCTCCGTTAGCAAAACCAGGATAGTTGATTGTTACTTGGAAGAGGTTAGGACGTGCACCACCACCTCTCAGTTTTGACTTAAAGTCATCAACGCCGAGAATAGCCATTGTTCCTTACCTCCTTAAACTGTGCCAACAACTTCTTCAAAGTCCACACCAGATCTAACTGCCACGAAGTTCAGAGTGACGTAGTTAATTGACCGAGCAGGTTTGATGAAGATGTTTGCGATGAACTCATTACGATCTACGACCGCAGGAGTGTTGTTCGTTTCGTCACAGACAACACGGAAGTCCGTGATACCGCGACGACCTCTTACCTCGCGAAGTACAGGTTCCACGATGTTAACAAATTCAGCACGAGTAAACTCATCGTTGAATTCGAACAGTGCCTGTTCTGCCGCTCTACCGATTGCTCTTTCAAGTACGAGGAACAGGCGACGAACGTTGATACGATCAAATGCAGACGGACGTCCAAGCATTGTCTTATCACCGAACAACAAAGTTCCTTGTCCAGGAATGTTAGCAATAGGGTTGACATCTGCTTTGTACAGAGTATCACGCTGCGATTTATTTGGAGTATATGACAGAGCAGTAATACCCAAATATTGACCACGACGCGAACCAGCTGGTGAGAACCAAGGAGCGCGATTTAGGTCAGTTGCTGCGCAGATACCTGCAGTAGAAGATGCCGCAGGGATATGAATGTACTGATCATTGTACTTATCATAAACTTTAAGATAGTTATTATCCACGATTAAGTATGATGAATTTGTAAATGTATCAGCAGTTGTTACAACGTTTGTTGTGATAGTTGCTGCTGAAGTAAGATTTACAACATCGCTTCTCGCAGGAGATGCAACTACGACACAGTCTTTACGAGTGCTTTGTGCAGTTGAGACTAAATCGTTAATGACTGTTGTATGATCTGTACGACTTACCATGCCAGGAGCAATAAGGAAGTCAACTTCAACTTGATTCTTATCTTCGAACTCATCGTGGGCAGTCAAAATCTCTGAAGTTGTCAGAGTTCCTGAGTTATTGCCGCCCGACAAATCGAAATCGTGAATTGCTGAACTATCCAATAAATAGTTTACGCCAGTTGTAGCAAATGTACCGAGTGCGGTTCTACCGCTCGCTGTTGAATTAAAGTCTGAATCCAGACCTGCCATCCAAACATATTCTGAGCGATTGTTGATAGCATCAACAACATAGTTGTTTGTACCATCAGTATTTTTTGCGTCGCCAGCGAGTGATAAGAACGGGAAAGTTTCGAGGATTGCTCCTCTAGTTCCTGTAAACAAACCATCGTTGTCTACGACTGCAATATGAACTTCGTCATTTGAACCACTTCTATCTGATACCCAATCAGAAGTTGATGGTCTTTTGTCAAAATCTGAAGCATATGCCCAGTTGTTAAATACGACTCCAGATCCATCTGGAGGACATACTGATACACGAATTGAATTACCGAGTTCTCCAGGATATTTAGCAATAAAAGTATGCTTTCCTGATGCGAGTGCCCCTTCTTGGGCATCCCAATCCCCTTGGTTCTTAACTGTTGGCAGTGATAGAGAACCATCACTGTCTATAGCTCGTTGACCAATAGCGGATCTAGAATTTTTTGCTGCCGACGTTGCCGCTCTTACAACTTGCAGTGAACTCGAGTACCGCAAGAAATATTGTGCTGAGTGGAAGTCGATCGTTGTGTCGGAATCTGGTGTAGCAAAGGTATCTACAAGAGTCGCTTCATTATCGATTCTTACTCTTTGCTCAACTGGACCCCAACGAAAATTACCAGCGATTGCTCCAGTAGTAGACTGAACATTAGGGACTCCTCCTGTCAGATCTATTTCTTTTACAACAACCGCAGGACTTTCAGACGGTGTTCCAAGTGCCATGGTTCTATTTCCTTAAAATTGAATTATATGTTGTCATAATACGGTTGTTTTCAATATTCATCATTATTTATAATATTTACAAATTTGGATCAAATTCCACTTGCCAACGATATCTATCATCATCTCGTTCATATAAATCAATCTGATCGCTATTATCCTGTATATAACCGAAAGGAACTACTTCTTCTTCGATCTCTTTCATTCTCTGCTCGAATAACATTCGTTTCATATCAATATCCGTCATATCTGCAAAATATTGTGTAGAAACAAAATAACCAAACATAACGAGGTTCATCATTAAATCATCGTGATTACCATCCGATGCTTCATATGATTGACCTCTCGATTCAAAGGTGGATATTTCTAAGATAGTTTGCTCATCATTTATTTTTAATTTGTTATTTTCTAATATGTCTTTAATCGCAGAGCAACCCAACCTTTTGCTCTTACGAGTAATTTCTATTCCTAGTTTATTGGATTTGATTACAGATTCTACATGCATATTTTCATATTCAAAGTCATGATATAATCCATTACAAACCACCATCCCTTGATCATTTGATTCGATAACGACATATGCTTCGTTGTAAACTTTCGCATACTTATATATAATGTTGGGGAAGAGTAATGGAGAGATAGTGTTGTTGCGATATACAGCTACCTGCTCAAAAGGTCTTGTGCTAATATCGATTAAATTAAATGTAGAATAATCCTGTCCTCTTCCCTTACTTACATCAACGGTCATTATGTAATCGTGATCTTTTTGCGGTTTTTTATAAACTAATAATAAACCACCTTCTAAAATTTCTACAGGGTTTGCCGCACGAAACCCGAGTAGACATTCAGCATTGATAAGTGTATCACCTGTACCGAAGAAAGTATTACCAAACTCTTGATCAAATTGAAGTTGACTCGTATTTGAAATAGTTTCTTTTTTCCATTCTTCATCGCGTCCTGGAACATCCCACCAATCCACTCTAAACGAAGAAAACTCATTTACTCTTTGTACAGATCCTTCCCAAATTTTGTGAAACTGGTTACCAATTCCATTAGCAGTCGATGTAATAATAACTTTGGTGCCAGTACCAGCTGATACAACTGGATATGTTGAGGTATAAAATTCAGCAGCACGTTCAACAAAAGCAAACTCGTCGAGATAAAGAAGATTAACTGACATACCACGAATAGAGCTACCGGAAGTAGCAGCAGCGATAATCCTGGAATTATTACTGAATTCCAGAGAACCTTTATTGAGTGCTTTGGATCCAGGCTGAAGAAAGAAAGGAATGTTCTCCAGCATAAGTGTAATGCGAGATAACATTTCACGCGCAGTCGCCCCTTTATTTGCCAAAATGGCAATAGTCTTTTCCGATTGAAAGAGAGCGAACCAAAGTAAATATGCACACGCCGATATCGATTTACCAGACTGTCTACAAGCGAGTACAATAGAGAAACGATTTTCATTAAAATGCCCAAACATTTCTTTCTGATAAGGATATAGTTTAAATGGAACTAAACCCGAATCGAGAGAGATCACCTTAATATAATTTTCCGCAAAGTATATAGGGTCATCCATACACTTCTTGTATTCCTGTAGTCGTTCTGGCGTCCATTGTTGCAAGACACCATCACGTTTTACATTAGGATTTCCTAGATAACTATCATTCTGTTGGAGTGACATTAATCAATTTTTCATCTTCATCATTTTTCATCATCTTTTGCAAATCTGATGTTGTCAAGTAAAAATTATTTGTGGTGCCATCCGAAAGTTGTTTTATATCTTCTTTGTTGATGTCTTTTTGTTTTTTGTTCAAATCCATCAACTTGTCATTCACGTCAGACACGTTTTTAATTAGACCAGACAACACCTCGTATGCGCGAGGATGCTCGCTTTCACGAGCAACCTCTATCATGTTTTCAAGAGCATCTTTACCCTTCTCGATAAGCTCATACAAAGTTTCTCGAGAATAGTCATAGTCATTGTTTACATTCTTATTTTCATTATCAGACATTGTTTTCTCTTAGTGTGAAGCATACCCCGCAGGAATAGGATATTCTAGAGCAGAGTCAGTTTGTATTTTAAATCCGAAATCAATTGAACTATTCTGTTGTGGCACACCTGCTGAGTCTTGCGCTTCCTTACCGAATAGAGGTGAGATGAACATTCTTAAATCCCTATCTCTGTCTCCTAAGAACAATGCTCCTGGTCTACCGAAACCATAAACTGAGGTTCCTAGGATTTCACCTTGTAGTGGAGCAGTTGCTGAATCGTGCGCTGGATTATATGAAGAACCAAATCCTGCAGGATTTCTAAAATATGCTGAGTCTCCTGGAAAGGCATCATACCAAGCTCCGTTTCTACCCAAGAACAATCTAGTTTGACCATTTACATCTGGCACACCATTATAAGCGAACATTAATGTATCGCCAACTTGCGTGTGATCAGTTTCATTTGAATCATTGATTTGTCCTTGAAAATTAAATCTAGGAAGTCCTGCCGGAGATCCAGATGCTCTCCTTTTATTAAATGAAGTAATCAATTCAAATGAGCGTAAATAAAATCCAAATACTTCCCAACCAGATTGTCCATATGCTGCATTAACCGAACCATTATGCCATTCACGATTTCTAGGAAAATCTTTCCTAGCAAATAGAATTTCAACATCAGAACCAGTTTTGTCTCTGTATTGACCTGTAGTTGAACCACCTTCATAGTTGTCGGTGATTGGAGTTTGAGTCATATTCCATGCTATAGGATTATTACCAGCAGAGTCAACCGATGTCGGCATCTTCGTAATTTTCATTTCCCAGTAATATTTACCATCATTTTTAATCGTTGTGGACATTAATGCTTCTGCACCACGACCAATTAACCTATTGTCACGGATTTCGGCGAAGCTGGTTCCTGGTCTCGTACCACCGTTGATAGAATCTTGATAATAGTTTAAACCACCTGTATGTCCTTTAGGCATCTCAATTCTTCCTGGAGCAGCAAATCCAGGAACGTTTTGAAATCCAAAAAATTCAAGTGTAGATTGACTTGGGCCAACGTGATCACTATCTCTTAAAGTAAATCTATGGGTGTGTTCCATAGTTCTTAAATTAACTTGATCTGCAGGTTCAAAATCTTGTAACTCTTGAGTTTTTGAAGCGATTGTCAAATCGTTATTGAATACCAAAGGTCTTGACAATGCTGGAAAATTTCTCTCAATAGTTCTTAAGAGAGTCGTTTGCGAAAAAGAGAGCAAGGAGTTTGGGTCATCTGGATTAGCAATGTTGTTTCCAACATGGTGACCAGCGACATATGCCATGGAGACAACTTGCTGTTTCCCTGTTCTACTATCTTTAATAAATGGCATGTTTTATCTCCTTAAACTAACTTTGTGTTAGTGATTGTAACTAAATGCCCCGACACAAGAGGAGTCGCTAAAGTCACTTGTGGGTTTACATTAGTTGCTTGTAATGTGTAATCGACTGCGTCTTGAAGTAGCATACCATTCAGATATACCTGACAACCTCCTGAGTCATAATTTAATGTCGATCCATTATCATCAGCACCTGTAAACACAACCTGCTGATTCGTTGAAGTATAGTAGAACTTATCAATCTGGACGTTAACATTAATTGTTGCTCTAGCATTAACATATGCCGAATCAATCAATTGAATCGCTTCTGCAGAATCCAGATAGTCTCCTTCTACAATTGTTAATCTACCATCTAGGTCAGTGAAATTACCATCGAGCTCAGCATAGGTAAGCTCACTACCTTTGGCACCTCTAAGTGTTATTGTCATTTTTATCTCCTAATGAGCTTACACTCCACCACCATTATAAGTGATATCTGTATTAAATCCAAAATCACTATCTGCCATACCAAAAGCAGTTAATGGGTCGGGAGTTACTGTTACTGTCTCCAGCTGTACATCAGAGTCCACACCACCTGCATCCATTTGGAAAACTTTAGCAATAGAAGTGCGAATAATATCTTTGTTCTGAATTGGGCCATAGAATTGTATTTTCATTTCGAATGTAAGAGTGTATATAATAGTTCTTCTTTGTTCTAACGACCCATCATAATCATCTTGAAAAGTTACACTCTGAATAATAATTGGGATATCTTCCGTAAAATCTGGATGCTCTGAGGCAAAAGGTTTAATCGTTAATGTATACTGCGGATTAAACGTAGGAAGGATTTGCTCAACGATTTGTAGTGCATCATCCTGACTCTTAGCAAAAATATTTAATTGAAATCCAATATTATAAGGAACAGGTGAATAAAATTTTTGTCTGTTGCTTACTGCGTTCCCTGCTGAATTAAAATTACTGACTTTGGTTAATTGCCTTGTCTGATCGTAACCTAAATCTACAATTTCAAATGACATACGAGGCAATTTCAGTGCAACTCTTGTATCATCTTCAAGACTTGAGTTCTCTCTTATCCTCTGTAAATATTTTACTCTTGGCGCATAGGCGAGTGGAACTTTCATCTGGTTTAATACACCACCAGAAGCATTTTTACGAATTACATATATGTTGTTAAACATTCTACCGAAAATAGAAACTGCTTTTCTAATCTTTTCGTGATAGAAATAAGTTCCAAACATTAGTTATTCTCCGGATCGCCGAATGGGTTATTCTCAGTAAAGTCTAGGAAGTCATCGACAAAAGTCTGAGAGAACACATCATTTTGTTCATTCTCTGACATTTTATTTTGTTCTTCTACACTAATCACATCTAACCCTGTATTAAAGTTTAACGTTTTATTTATTAGTTGTGCACCACCGATAAATGTGTGATATTTTCCATCATCAGCACCCACATGCGCGAGAGAAAGGTATCTTGCTGAATCGAGCGCGGAGTCTTTCGTGTACCACTGAACCTCACCCTGTATTTTAATTCCACTTGAAAAAGTTTGCTCCACTATATCACCAAGTCTATAATTACTATCTCTCACAGTGTTGCCACCAATCAATGTGACTCCGGGAGCAGAATCATATCCACAACCAGAATCCGTAATTACAAGTCTATTAACTTTACCAAGAGAACTATCTATGTAAGCACTTGCTTTCGCTCTTCTATAATCAAAATTATGACTTATGATTGGAGTTTCATTTTCATACGTTTCGCCCGCAGAGTCTGGTATCCATGAAGACCAAGTTGCATCAAAAAGAGTTTTGGTAGCATCTACAGTGAAATGATAATTATCTAACCTACCCGAGAAAGAACGATCTATATTCGAATCGTCTACATATTGACCATTCTTATTTAAAAATGGGTGTGGCGCAATTTCTCCAGTATGCAGACCGCAGTTAATCACATCTCCAGAATCATAAAAGTAATTACTATCAATCAATCCCATTGTCCAAACAGCAGGGAATGGATAATAAGAAGAATCGATATTGATTCTCAATCCACTGTTAAATGTTTCGAGTTTTACAAAATGCCAATAATGTTTTGTTAGCGTTTTATTTGGAACAGTTCGAAGTTGAAGGTTGTACGGTTGAGACGCATCTTTTTGAGAGGCAGGAACCCTGTATGCGAAATTTACTTTCAGATCACTGTCTATGAATAACCGATAATCATCTGACCAAAGTATCGTAGATGTTCCTGCATTTGAATCTAACTTGATCCAAAATGATTGCATTACAAATTTGCCTTTACCATGAGAATCTGTTAGAGTACCGAAAGTGCTTGCAGAAGATGAGTCGTGAAGTAAAGACCCGCAACCAAATTTAAAATCTCGACTATCAATCGCAGCAAATGAACCACTATCAAATCTCGGTGGATCGATCACTACCGTTGGACTCAGTGTGTAATATCTTCCTGAATCTCTAATCGATAATGAAGAAACTTTACCGGACATTATGTAATACTCGCTGTTGCTGTTGCATTTTTAGGTGCCAATAATTTGACTCTATATTGATAAGCATAATCTCTTTCCAATTGATCGATCTCTTGAGTACCAGTATCCATATCTTCACCAGTATATTCGAAGAGTGTACAACGCATCTTATAGACTGGTACATTTTCGATCTGATAAAATGGTTGCTCATGTTCAACATGATTGATTTGGAAAAATGATTTGCTCAGTGGTAAATAGATTATATCACCTTCGTTTGGTCTATCGTTGGATAAATCATTATCACCTTTTTCTATTGTATTTTTCCATCTTGTTTTGGAAACTACAAAAGTCGCTTCATCACGAATCTCTACACCGAACCTTGTAAACAAATCCCCCTCACCATCGAAACCCTGTTCGTTCTCGATATACATTTCTATTTTGTAAGATTTAGAAAACCTCGAAACGGGATCCTCACCGAGTAAGACATCTTCATTTACAAGTTCTCTTGGTAGGTAATATAAATCTTGCCCATAAATCTTTAGTGCCTCGATTACGAGTTCTTCATACAAGTTGATTTCTGATCTAACTCTTTCTGAGAAATATAGGTTTCTTGCCATAATATTATCCTACGAAGAAGTCTGCAGGGAATTCAAACTCGGTTCTAATTCTTTCTCTTAATCTTTCGATCTCTTGAGTTGCGTCGTCATAAATCTGCCTCCCATTAAACGTTACACCACCAGGAAGCATAACCCCTTCGAATTTAATTAAGTTAGCACCCCATTGTTGTTTAATCAAGGCAGTGGCATATTCTTTTAACCACATATCATTATATATTGATGTATGCGTATCGGGATTTAAGAGAGAATAAACTTCAGCGACAACGTATTCACCTGCGTTAATATCTCCGTCTTTTAAGTCTCCCCAAATATATAATCTATCCTGATGGCGAGACCATTGCACCAGAGGAACACCATTCAACTTCATATCCAATAAAGATAGGTATTGTTGCATCTGCTCATAATATGCCAAATCACCTGCAAAATTTTGTAAATCCGCAATATCATTCAACATCATTTGATATTTGATGTCGAAGAAATTAAATGAACTATTAAATGAACTTGCTATCGGAAACAATTTCGATATGTACAGGATATCTGAGGATATGGAAATATACCCATTGGCAATATCTGTAGAGGTGACTTGATGCTTCAAGTATGTTCTTACTGTAGCATCTGAATGATACTCTTGATAGTACTGTAATGCTTCATCAATCCTATCTTCAATTTGATCTTCATCAACATTGATTTCTAGAACAGGATCACCTAGACGACGCTTACAATAATCTATGAGTGTATCTCTGGAATTAGGTGGTGCCATAAAATAGTCTCCGATAAAAATTCTTTTGACTATTTATATGTTTTTTGAATTAAACTATCCTTCAAATTCTGCTGTTGGTGGGGTAAATGCAGCAGTATATCTTGCCAATCCATTCGTAACTCTTACATCTTGAGCATAACCAAGTAAATCTCCTCCAACTTGGTCATTACCGATTCTTATTGTTTGACTTATACCACCTGACAATGTCCATGTAGCTTCTTGAACTCCATTAACAAACGCTTTATAACTATTACCACCTGTTCGACATAAGGCAAAATGCCACCATGTATTTGCTAAAGCATCCATCTCAGAATTTACTTGAATATTATAAACATTATTATTGTTATCCCACCAAGCCAATTTGGCGCTAGAGCCAGAACCAAAACGACCTAATCCATAACCGCCACTAAAATCCCAAAAACCTCGTGTGGTGTGATCCCATAATTGATGATTAAACCACATTTCAACCGTGAAGTCGTCTGCTAAAGGCACTGGCAGTGTAAAGCTATACCAATCATTACTTCCTTGATGATATGTTGAACTACTTGTCGAAAATTTTCTTTCAGCATCACTTGTGGTTATTTGTCCCGTTTTAGTAATTCTCGACCCACCTGCTACATCTACAATATTATGTCTATTCGTACATGTAAGTAATTCGGTATTTGTAATCGCAGTTAAAGGCTGAGTCGGCGGTGTAAAATCAGAAGTGTACACTGCATCACCCTTTACAACTCTTAAATCAGAAACATATCCTCTAAATCCGCTTGATCCATCTTTATCCATAAATTGTGATTCACTGCGTTTCATATCATATGTTTGTGAAGAACTAATAGCGTGATTTGCTCCAGATTTACCATTAACAAAAATTCTAAGATTATCGCCACTACGAGACCAAACTATATGATTCCAAGTCTCATATTGAAACGTTTCAGTTGATCCGGTGGAAGTAGCTGAAGTTGCCCATGAACCATTATTACCATTTATTTGAGGTGTCGTCCTTGCCCCATTCGTGCCTACATAAAGTTCATATGTTCCTGGTGTAGTTGCATATGCATTTTCATAACCGTATAAAAGAACCTGTGTAGCAGCTTGATCATAAGGATAGAACCAACCTTCTATAGTCCATTCACCTGTACCAAATTGAGTCGCTGTAGCACTTGCAATTTCAAATCCATCACTTGTACCATCAAAGTATACAGAACCACCATGATCTGTTTTTGTATATGGCAGATAATCATATGGACTAAATCTTTTTGTAGATGTATTACCATAGATTGTAATCGCATGACCGTTAGTTGAACCGTCTGCAATATATGGAAGGTGACAAGTAAGTAATGATGTACCACTAATAGCAGTTAATGGGGCAAGTGGTGGACTAAATGTAGATGTGTAAACTGCGGTGCCTTTCACGACTCTTAAGTCTTTAATATATCCATTCACATATTGAGTTACAGAGCTATGCTGAAGTCTTCCTATAGTAAGCAAACCTGTATATGTAAAATCAGTAGAATCTGTAGTTGTGTCAAGTAAAGTACCGTCTATAAAAGTTCTTAAATCTGTGCCACTTCTTGTTACAGTAATATGATGCCATGTATTTGCAGTAAGATAACTGCTAGCATCAATATTAGTTAATGTAGTAGCTCCCTTATAAACTCGTATAGCATTGGCGGTAAGTTGTACTAAAAACCCACTACTGCCGCCATTGTTATATGTTCCTACAACAGATTGATCACCAGCATAACTCGATGAATAAATATAAAATTCTACAGTAAAATCGCCAGTACCGAAGTCAAATCCTGTATCATGAGGTATGGTCATATAATCCCCAGTACCATCAAAATATGTACTATAACCACCAGGATGATAAGGTGAAAATGCAGTTGAGGTCACGTTACCTAATTCAGTAATAGTGTGCGTATTAGTAGAAGCGTCAACTTGATTATCATTAAAAGAAGTATCTGCTTTTATTAAACTCATTGTCTTATGTGAATTTGTTGTAGTAAAAAACAATGAGAATGAACGTGAAGCCGATCCAAAACTAATGCCATCAGATGCTTTAAAAGTTAATGTTGCAGATGAAGTAGTAGCAGAATCTTGACTTAGTGGTGTGATTGTAAATACTGAACTATCTTGACTGACTGTACCTAATCCAAAGAAACTTCCGTCTGATTCTACTGAATACGTTAAGTTGGCATCAGGATAATCTGAATCAGTTCCAGTAAGTGTAATGACACTAGTAGTTGATCCATCTTGTGCTAAGATAATAGTTCCTGTTGGATCAATAGTAAGATTTGGTGTGGCATTTACGAGTGCTACATTATACCATCCAGATCCATTTGAGATATAAAATCTACTTGTGGCAGATACATATGCCTGGTCACCTGAAGTTAATCCAGTGGTAGGAAGATCGTCAAGTGTTGCATAAACTGTAAGTCCTGCAGATACATTATCAAGATTTGCTGTCTTGACATCACCTGTTGTTGTAATGAGTCCTGCGAGTGTACGATTTAAGCTCATGCGAGGTCTCCGTGAACTGAAATGTGATTTCCATATCCGGCATTATCATATGCACCACCGTTTGAGTTTTCCTGTGCCCACCGCATTTCTGAAGCAGTCGGTACTCTGTTAAAATTATAACCTGTCGCGTAATTTAGTGAACCACCGGATGTTACGTTACCGCCATAGGTTGCTGAAAAAGTGCCATCACCACTGAAATTATTAGTTACAGGAAATGAAAAATCGCCAGTACCATGATCAGTTAAACTTGAAACATTTAGACTTCCTTCTATGGTATTTGTGCTTGACTCAAATTGTGCCCACATTTTTGCAACACCATTCGTTACAAAGGTAGAGGCAACCGTAGTTCCGGCGGTATCTTGTATGGTTCCTACTGTAATTTTTCCGGTCATCTTACAATCCTGAAACTTTATAGACCATAATGTCTAATGATTTACCATGAGTTGTCCCCACTGCACCATCAGACCAAGAATATGTCCAACCACTAGGATACCCTGATGGACTACCACTAATTGTTCTTGTGCCACTGTGACACCAACCTTGTATTCTATAATTTGCTGTCGTATCGTCTACTTTATAAAGCAAGTGAAAAGATTCAGTATGGCCATTTTCTGAACCCATTCTTGCTGTAACCCCAACAATATCTGTTGTTCCGTTTTTAGCCACTCCATACATTGTCCAAATATCTCCACCAGACAATTGTCTATATTGCATATGCAACATATAAATTCCAGTTTCGTCATGAGTCCAATAATTATTAGTAGTATCAATTGTCATTTTATTAGGAGTTGAAAACTGTCTATAAATTGGAATAGTAATACCACTTGAAGCAGTATTTGCTATTGTAAAATTAGCTGCCTCTGACATTAATGAACCAAAATTTGCATATGCAACTGAATTATTTGGTATGTTAATTTTACCACCAGCACCTGTTATTGTTGCGCTCATGCGAGTTCTCCTACATTACCAATTCCAGAACCGTGTGCATTGACATCTCCATCTGTTGCTGACCCATTTGAATCTTCTTTTTGCCAACCGCAGCTGCCAGTAGCATGAGCAGTCGGACCAGATGAAAAGTTGCGTGATATGCCTGAGGCAGTATAGTTATTTGAAGTCGAGGTGTAATAAGTCGCAGCTGCAAAATTATTCGTAAAATTAAATGTTCTATTACCTGTGCCATTATCAGTGCTTGAAGAATTGTTCAAACTTTCACCAACTACATCTGAGTAAGTATTCATAGCAATATATGCTCTGTATGCACCTTGACTAGTCAGTGACGCTGGCCCATCACCAGTTGCATTCGATAGTGTCGTTACTCTGAGTTCGCTCGTCATGAATTCAAGTCCCAAGTTTGATTTTCTTCGTTCCAAGTATAATCATTATCATCGTCTGGATAAGCTACAGGAGATTCCCAAACCCAATCGGAATCGTTTAATGTCCATGAATTATATGGCTGCGGCGCATAAAAAACATCGGCATCTCTATCATAGTTCCAATCCACACCTGCAAAATTTTGTCTTAATGGTGTACCACCTGCAGTATGTATTCCATTATGTGTGTTATAGGACGTTTGAATCCATTCACCAGGACTTGTATCAACAAAATTATCAATAAACTCTTGTTCAGCAACAATTACATTAACAACTTTATTATCTACTACTTTTGCAAAATGCGTCATGTTATATACCTTATTATAACTACACCTGATCCACCAGATTGGCCACTGTTACTATTAAGCTGACCAGCACCACCGCCACCTCCAGTATTTACTGCACCTGCGGTCGCACCAACTCCACCGGATCCACCGCCACCATCACCACCTGGACCAGATCCGCCTCCACCTGCTCTTGTTACAGAAGTACCACTTATGGTAGATGCCACTCCATCGCCGCCATGTGTTGCTCCATCAGTGCCGCCAACTTCGCCGGCACCTCCACCACCACCGCCATAGTTTCCACTTTCACTACCGCTACCTCCTGCATAACCTTGACCTGAAGTTCCTGCTGCACCTGCACCGTTAGATTCTTTTCCTCCACCACCAGATCCACCAGTTGTTGGATTTGTATTATTACCACCGCCACCACCGCCACCAATAGAAGTAATAGTATGAAATACACTGTTACTTCCTTGAGACCCTGTACCATCACCATTCGCGCTATAACCTGCTCCACCTGCACCAACTGTGACGGTATATGTTCCTGCAGTCAATGATAAAGTAGACTCTGCGCTAGCACCACCACCAGAATTTTCGCCTTGAACAGAGGATCTATATCCGCCTGCTCCTCCTCCGCCTCCTGGCACGGTTCCTACATTACCGCCACCGCCTCCACCAGCGATAACAAGATATTCAATCTCTAATGTTCCTGCACCAGTTACTGTGAAATCACCAGATGATTCGAAAGTATGTATTGTATAGTTGCCTGAAGTAGTTTCTGTTCCACCAGATCCAGATATGTTTACTCTTTTAACAATTCTTCTATATGCATCTGCAACCCATCCTTTTAATTCTTCATTTGTAGTATCATATATCAGTTTACCACCATCTGCACTATCTAGCGTCAATGCATTTATTTCAGATGAATCTAGTCTTGTGACTTGTAAACCATCTGAACCTGCTCCCCCTCCAGTACCCAATGCAGTATTAGAAGCATTTGATGCTTCAGTTCTTCCAAGGATTTTAGCTATGTCTGCATTTCTAGTCATTAACTTATCACCAAGTTACCGTTGATTGTTAGCACTACACCACTATCAAATGATATTGGTCCAGCAACATGCGCATTCTCAGCACTGTCTATAGTGGTATTTATACTAAGAGATTGAGGATTGATTCTGAACATACCACCTTTCAGTTCGCCGCTAAGTGCAATGACTGTAGCAGAGTCTGTACCACCACCGCCTCCACCAGCGATTGCTAATACATCTGCAGAATCGAGACTAGTATTACCACCTCTTAGTGATTGAACAACGATAGTGTCGCCTGAATCGGTGGCAACTCCTAATACGATGGATGTACCATTTGTTGCGGTATAATCTGCAGAATCAATTAGCAAGATACCATTTTGAAATACTTGAACTTGATTTTCAATATATGAAAGAGTTGCGCTGTTATCATCCGATCCAGTAATGGTGGTGGCAGGAGATGCAGTGGTATAAACATAAACATCTTGTCTACTAATAACAACATTAGTTACCGAGGAGTTACCACCAATATATCTACTTACAGCAAGAACATCATTCGAATCAGTCGCAGCAGTAAGTACAACAGATGTTCCATTTGAAGCAGTATAGTCTTGTGAATCAATAAGCAAAATACCATTTAGGAATACTTGTAATTCACCAACTTCATATGATAGAGAAATACCATTATCGTCATTACCACTGAACGTCGTAGTAGGAGATGAAGTAGTATACTTATATTGTTCATGTGATAGATTTCCACCAGAACCAGATGCTCTAAATTTAATCACATTCAATATATCATTGAGATTTGCAGCAGAATTTAGGACAATTGAATTTCCACTAGTGGAAACATAATCTTCGGAATCGACCAGTAAGATGCCGTTTAAAAATGTTATAATGTTGCCAGATGAATATGCAAGTGTATTACCGTTATCGTCTGCACCAGAAAATGTAGTCTGATTAGATGTTGCAGTATATGTGTATGTGAACGCTCTTGATGGTCCGACACTATCGATAACTGAATTGATCAGTGTGATAGTAGCAGCAGAATCAACTCCTCCACCTCCTCCACCTCCAGATATGGTAATTGTTTTTGTTGCACCTGTACCAGATGCTGTTACTCCAGAACCAGTGAAGTTAAGAGTTGTAGCAGATGTTGCAAGTGATGATCCTTCATCCTGTACTGTGATTGCACCGCCAGATTGACGAAGTTGAACGTATGAACTATCAATTAAAGACTGCGTTAATGTATTTACAACTCCAGAATCTATAACATTCGTTGCAACATTCGATCCTGAAACTGCAGTAGGTGCACCTGCTGAGTCAGTGATACTAATCCCACCGCCAGCAACAGCAGATATTCTTGCGCCTCCGAGATTAATAGTATTTCCACTCAGATATAGGTCTTTCCACTTTTTAGTAGAAGAACCGAGATCATAAGTGCTATCAAGTAGAGGAACGAAATCTGTATTCACATTCGATAAATTACTATCAATTAGAACTTGAATATCGCTGTCTGCTCTAATTACACCAACTTCATTCCATACTCTACCGCCAGCAAAGAATAAGAATACATCGTTACCAGCATAATAATCGCCAACTTGCGAGAAACCGATTCGAGTTGCTAGTTGCCCATTAGGATGACTAATATCTACAAACGTATTGCCAGTCGTGTTTGCAGAGGCAGTCTTTCCCATAGTAGAACCGCCTGAATTATAGAAAGTAACTGTACCACCACCAGGAAATCCGTTATCGGCATAAGAACCGTCTTCATAATCAATTCTCTCAAGTCTACCTGCGTTAGGATCTGAATTCTCAATTATAATACCGCGAAGATCCTGAGGATCATCGAAGTTATAATAAAAACCTTTATTTAGATTTTGTGGATTTGCAGGATATGGGCCACCTTCAAAATAGAACCATGCAGATGCTGTTGTACCTAATGTAAATGTTCCACCAAGAGCATCAGTTCCACTGATGTTAGTTCGAGTTGCCGATGATGGGTACATCGATGGATAATCACGAAATCCGCCATATGGGGAATTCGTACCATCTACTGTAACTGCTGGCATTGTAGTTGTAAGAGTGGTCGATGGGGCAGATTTATATAATTTATTTTCTGAAGGTTTAAACCAATATTCGTCTACTGCAGAAATGACAGGTTGAGATTCTTGAATCCAGAATTTTTCTTCTGAAGCGATTTTAGTTAAACCAAAGGCATATGCACTATCAATGAGTGATAGAGTAGAGGCAGAATCAACGCCACCTGCTCTTGCCGAAATATAACCACTGTCGATAATATCTGTTACAAAAGTAGAATCGTCTTGAAATCTATCGCGAAGTTGAATGTATGCTGAGTCGACAAGTCCAGTAACTTGGTCTGAATCAAATACGTCGAGATAGTCTGCACCGACTTTATTCGAAGCATTTAGTAATGATGATATTTTTCTGGATCTAGTTACTGTCATATTACTATTTATCCGTCAAATTCTGCAGTTGGTGGGGTAAATGATGATGTATATCTTGCTAGACCTTTTGTGATTCTAAAATCTTGTGCATAACCGTGAAGTAGATTTGATCCACCAGTTAAGTTACCTAATGAACTATGATAGTCTCCTAAAACAGGTCTTCCTTGTACATATGTTTGTGCATTAGTCCAAGTACTTCCAACTTGTGTACCATCAACAAACAATTTGTGATCGTTTCCGCTTCTTGTAACTGCAATATGTTGCCATGTATTAACTGTAAGAGCACTGGATCCTATAATTCTATCTGCTCCTAAAACATAATATCTTAAATCTGTACTCTGTGTATAAACATGTGGAGTTGCTTCATTAGCACTTGCTCTTAAGAATGAAAATAGATTTCTTCCGCTGCTTAATGTCTGAATATAAAACCAACCCTCTATTGTCCAATTATGTGTACCAAAATTATATAACGGATCATCATACCCTGCAGTAAATGAAATGGAATCTCCACTACCATCAAAGTACACTGCATCTGAAGCTGTAAACTTTCTTTGTGTAGTACTTGCTGTGACATTGCCAGACTTAGTTAATTTATTGCCAGAGCTGGTATTCCAAATATCATTCTTATTTGTACAGGTAAGTAATTGAGTATTTGTAATCGCAGTTAATGGTGCTGTTGGAGGTGTGAAGTCAGCAGTATAAACTGCAGTACCTTTTACAAATCTTGCATCACTTATCCATCCTGTAAATGGATTAGATTGGTTACCTGCAGCGCCAATATAAAGATCACTTGTACCACTATAATCTCTTGTATCGTTAGCGTCTGTACCAATAGTTTTACCATTCATGAATATTTTTAAAGTTGTTCCACTTTTAGCCATGGCAAAATGGTTCCAAACATTTGCTTCAAATTGTCCGCCAGAGGTTTGATTCGGAGTTGCATTACCGTAATAAGGTGTAATATCACC